ATGGCTCAGAGAAAGATCATACTGAAAGATATGAGAATAAGGAGTTCGTAAGATATGTCATAAATGTGGCGATAGAAGAATTAACGGCAGAAGAATGGAGTGTTCTTAAGTTACGTTATTACAGCGACATGACACAACATGAGGTGGCGGATATGTTAGACAAACACCAGAAGTGGGTGTCACGAAGGGAGGACACTGCCTTAACTAAGTTACGAAAGTCAGTTCTGTAACAATTCGTGATGTCTAAGAATTAGAAAAGTATCCCTATAGGTAAGTGTAGGGTTTACATAAGTTATAACTTTAGTTACTTCTACTATTAGTTATAACATAAGAAAGGGACGTAAGTATGGACGATGATGACTACTACGACATGGTGATGAGTAAATCTTCTAATGTCGTTATGCACTCTTGGGAAGATTGCATACATGGCTTCAAGCAAGCCGATGTTGATATGGGCAGTGCTTTCCACAGAAAGTTGGAATGGATGGACAAATCCGCTGACGCCTATCTGTATGAAAACAATAAAAATGCAGGGTTTCTCGGTAAGTTTGCTGATGATTGTGGTATTTCTTATGAGTATGCCAAACAACTAAACCGCGTTAGAAAAGTGGGTTGCAACCCACAAAACTTTAGTTCAGATGCCTTTAAAGCACTTCTGTCGGCCCCAAGGGAATTGCGTGATGATATTGTGTCGTCAGATAAACCTGTAACTGTTGCAGAAGTACAGCAAGCTAAGGCAGGGTACAAAGAGGTAAAAGAGAACCCTGACTACGGTGACATACTTGAAGACGTTAAAGAGAAACGAAAGACCCCTGTAGAGGCTGCTAGGGAGGTAAACAAGCGTGTGGAAGAAGCTGTTCTTGAGTTTAACAGCTTATCTAACGAGCAGAAGATTGAGAGGCTTGGCACACCTTTTGTAATAGACCAAGCTAAATTAGATAATACACTAGAGGAGGACTTTAACCCCATAAATGCCGCAACTGGGATACTTATTTCACTAAATAGACTTAGGTTGTTTGGTGGAAAAAAGGAGATAGAGAGGAACATACTAGGTGTTTTAGAAAATACCGTTAGGATGCAATCCTATGAGGCAGAGGCACTTATTTTACTTGCTGATGTTGTGAATGAAAACCGTATCAGCATTGAATCTCTGTACCAAACTAAACCAAACCTAAAATCAATCAACTAAGGGAAACTCAAATATGACAAACTCAACACAACAATACATCCAGACCAAACTAGAATTTGCTCAAGAAGACGTTAAACCATATGGTATTGATCTTGGGATTAAGGGAGTAAACTACAACACAGTTCGTGTAGTTGGTCGTGGGGTCAAAATCATAAAAGATTCAGCCGTGGGTTCACGTCGATCACGCCAACAAAAAGATGGTATACCTGTAGCGCAACAGGAGTATCTGTACCCCCTCAAAGATTCTGATGGGAACGTAGTAAAAGACAGTGATGGCAAGGATGTTAAAATCCTCTTGCAGTACGGCGTTATCAAACAGGTTAACCCTGCACATGCGGAATCAATCCGTGTTCGACTCGCAAATCAAGCGGAGGGTATGCTTTATAAAGTTCGTGAAATGGAGGAAGCATAATGTTAGGGGATAACATCAAAGTGGACAACTCTACGTTGACTTTCATCAGGAGCCTTGAGGATTTTGATCTTATTATGCTCCTATCTGAGATTAACGATCACGGCTGGGCTAAGGCTCAGGAGATTATACCTAATATGCAAAGGTCAATCGAAGCAAAACGTACTTTAAATTAAACCCAAGGAGAGAGCCACATGGCTGAACATGCACACCAACCCTGTCCATATGAAACGTGTGGCTCTTCCGATGCCTTTAGTTACAATACTGAGGGCTTCGGCAAGTGTCACGCTTGCAACCAAGGCTACCCGTCCAGTGGAAAAACATTCGGGTGGGCTAAAGAAAAGTACCCAACAAAAGGAGGGGATAATTTGTCGTTTACACCAAAAGCTGTTGTGTCGTTTACACCAGAAGATACGTCCGATGGAAAATACGCTAACATGCGTGGCATCAACAGCAAGACGATGGAGGACTTCGGTGTCCTAACCTACGAAGATCGTCAGGAGTATGTGTACCCCAGCGGGGGAATTAAAGTTCGTAAGCTAGACGAGAAAGGCTTCTACGCTAAAGCAGGTTTCAAGGGTGATGAACTCTTCGGTATGAACTTCTTTACCGCAGGTAGTTCCAAGATGGTAACTATCACTGAGGGTGAACTAGACGCCCTCTCAGTGGCACAAATACTCAAGAGCGGGTACACCAACCCAGTTGTGTCGTTACCCTCTGCTACGCCCTCCAAGAAGCTCTGGGAGAACTGTGCGGATTGGCTCAATAGTTTCGAGAAGATCATCCTGTCGGTTGACAATGATGACGCTGGTAACGCTCTTGCTGACCGTGTAGCAAAGCTGTTCCCCAACAAGGTCTATCGTGTTGACCATCGACCATACAAAGATGCCAATGAGTTCCTACAGGCAGGTAAAGCCGCTGACTTCAAGAGTGCATGGTGGAACGCCCGTAAGTTCACACCTGAGAATGTGATGAACAGCACACAGGACTTCTTGTCGTTGTACAAGGATACACCTGAGTTCCAGTATGTACCAACAGGCATCCAAGCGTTAGACGATAAGATCATGGGTCTCATGCAGGGTCACTTCACGGTAATCAAAGCACCCACGGGTATCGGCAAGACGGAGATCATGCGGTTCCTTGAGTACAATATGTTACAGCGTGAGGTTCCTATTGCTGCATGGCACTTGGAGGAAACCAAGCTACGATCACTGTTAGGTCTCGTGTCATACGAATGTAATGACAATCTTACACGCAGGGATTTGATTGATGAGAAGGGCGCAGAGGATCAGGTGATTGATGCTATCGGTAAGCTGACGAAGGACGAGAACTTTTACCAGTTTTACCTTAGTGATGGTCAAGGTGCTGACGATCTGATCGACCAGATACGTTACTTCGCTGTAGCCTGTGGCGTTAAGTTTGTATTCTTTGAGCCTATCCAAGATGTACTCGTGGGTTCATCTGACGAGAGCAAAGAGCAAATGCTGGCTGATCTATCGGTGCGACTGTCTAAGCTGTCTGCTGAGTTGAACGTGGGTATCGTAACTATCGCCCACACTAACGATGACGGTCAGATGAAATACTGTCGTATGATCGGACAACGTGCATCAGTTATCATTGATCTTAAGCGAGACAAAGAGGCTGACGATATACAGGATCGCAACACAACGTACCTGTCTATCGAAAAGAACCGACCCTGTTCAGAAGAAGGTAACGCAGGGATGATGCGGTTTAACACTGACACCTTCACATTAAGCGAGGTAATATGACGATGAATGGAAAGTGGACTAAGGAAAACTTTGACATATACAACAAAGAGAATCCAGATATATACTCTAAGTTTGAGGGGTATGCTCTGAAGGCATCTAAATATCGCAGTAAATACTCAGCGAAGATTATATTCCATATCATACGTTGGAATACCATGTTAGAGGGCAAGGACTCTGAGTATAAGATTGATGACGGTTGGATTTCCCACTACTCAAGGCTGTTTATGGAAAACCACCCAGAACTAAAGGGCTTCTTTGAGACCCGTATCAGAAAGGATACATACCACCAATGACAGCAGTATATGACATTGAAACAGACGGTCTATTAGATGAGTTGACCAAGATTCATGTCTTGTCTTATTCAGATGATGGTAAGACGGTACATCACACGCACGACTACGATGAAATGCGTGAGTTCTTTGCCACACGCAAAGTTCTAGTTGGTCACAATCATGTGCGCTTTGACATCCCAGCGATAGAAAAGGTGTTAGGCATCGAAGTAAAGGCTCGTTTGATCGACACTCTAGCGTTATCTTGGTATCTACACCATGATCGTATGAAGCATGGGCTTGAGGGCTACGGAGAGGACTATGGGGTGCCTAAACCAGTCATCAAGGACTGGAACACCCTGACCCCACAAGAGTACGCTCACAGGTGCGATGAGGACGTTAAGATCAACAATCGTCTGTGGCGTGACTTGAGCATGAAGCTGGACAAACTGTATAAAGATGCAGAGGCAGATAAGGATCGTCTGATCGACTACCTTACATTCAAGCTAGACTGCGCCAGAGAACAGGAAGCCCTGAGGTGGAAATTGGACGTAGACAAAGCTCAAGCAGCCTACGACGAGATCATGGCACTCAAGGTAGAGAAGGTTGAGCAACTGGCAGAGGCTATGCCTAAGCGTGTTTTAGCTGCTACTCGTCACAAACCAAAGGTGATGCACAAGAAAGATGGCTCCCTGTCATCACATGGTGAACGGTGGGTTGACTTGTGTAAAGAGCAGAAGATGCCCGAGACCACCCAGAGTTTAGTCGTGGTAACAGGCAAAGAGCGTGGGAACCCTAACTCTAACGATCAGGTCAAAGACTGGCTCTATTCGTTAGGTTGGAAACCACGGACATATAAGTTCACTAGAGATAAGGCGACAGGTGATGAACGACAAATCGAACAAGTTAGAAAGAATGGGGAGTTATGCTCAAGTGTCAAAGAGCTTGCAGAGGTTGACCCTGCTGTTGACCTTCTTGATGGCCTTACAGTTCTTACTCACCGTGCTGGTATTCTTAAGAGTTTCTTAGAGTGCCACAAGGATGGTTGGCTAGAGGCTAGTATCGCAGGGCTAACGAACACCTTTCGGTTCAAGCACTATCGACCCTTGGTTAACCTTCCAGGAGTAGATAAGCCATACGGTGATGTTATCCGTGGGTGTCTAACGTGTCCTGATGGCTACCTGTTAGCTGGTGCTGACATGACATCATTGGAGGACACAACTAAGCGTCACTATATGAAACCACTAGACCCTGACTATGTGGAGGCCATGAGTAAAGAGGGCTTTGACCCACACTTAGACTTGGCTCTACACGCTGGTGTTATCACTCAAGATGACATCGACAAACATAATTCTGGGGAGCGTTCACTCAAAGCCCTCCGTAAGAATTACAAGGTGGTTAACTATAGTGCTACATACGGTGTAGGAGCGCCTAAGCTGGCCCGTGAGACAGGTATGAGTAAGTCTGAGGCTAAGAAGCTACTGGAAGCCTTCTGGTCTCGTAACTGGGCTATTGAGAAGGTAGCAAGCTCGTTGCGTGTCCGTGAGTTGTTCAACGGTATGTGGCTTAAGAACCCCGTTTCAGGCTTCTGGTATAGCTTACGCAGCGACAAGGATCGTTTCAGTACGCTCAACCAAGGTACTGGTGTCTACTGCTTTGACACTTGGGTTAAGGAATGTCGTGGTATGGGACTAGAGACTATCGGTCAGTTCCACGATGAGATCATCGTTATAACAAAAGAAGGGGACGAAGATAAGACAGAAAACATCATGCAGATGAGCATGAACAATGTAAACCACGAGATAAATCTAAACGTACCGCTAGGGACAGACGTACAATTTGGGAAGACTTACGCTGACATTCACTAATGTGAAAATAAATATCAAAAGTAGTGTCTAAAATCCCGAAATGTATCCCTATAGTATATTACCAGTGCTGCAAACCAGCAGCTTAAACAGAGGAAGAGTAAGATGGCTAAACACACAATGGACATGGTTCTTGAGTACCCGAGAGTGTTTGAAGAAAACCGAGATATGGGCGGGGATAAAAATAGCGCCGCAAAGAAAGCTGCAAGGCATAACGGGCAGTACGTTGTTAACGCATACTTCACCAGCGAAGAGCAGATAGAGGAACTGCTTCAAGCTGGGATGGAACCTAAGCCCCTTGGCAACGACCGAGTAAAGGAGGGCAATAGTTTTGGGATTGGTAAGTTCGTTAAGTTAGCACGGATGCACGATCACAAGATGACATTCAGTGATAAGAACGGGAAGGAGACTGAGGTAGACTTCGGTGGTGCGCCAAAGGTAGTCAACCTAACTAACGGGGCCGAGAACAAGACTTGGTGGTCGTT